GAGGTTAAATGGCACTTTACCGATACTGTATATATTAGAAGCAGTACTAGCAGCGATTGGTTGACCTGTTCTTGGATCAGTGCCACCAGGCATACTGTATCCACCAGGTCTTCCGGTGTTAGTTACCCCATATCCAAGGTTAACACCTTGTGCTGCAGATGCTGCTGCAGGGGCTTGCCTAGCTACCTCCCTAATGTTTTGAATAGCTTGAGGCTGTACACCAGCTTGGCGCATAGCCTGAACATTAGATTGATTAAATGTACCTGCTTGTGCGGCTTGCCGTGCCTCTTGCCGTACTTCTTTACGTTGATTCTGTTTAGCCATTGTTCTCTTCGTTGAGTTGGTGTTGAATCCACTCTACCACAGAACGTTGGCCAGAGCGGTACATAATTAATGAGTGTGAGTCATCCGGGTGGGGATTAAGTGGTGGGAAGTTCTCTTCTAGTTGTTGTAGGAGAGAAGTAAACTGGAGACCATGGGTCTCAAGCATGTTTAGCGAGATAGGAGATTGCATCTGCTAGAAGTTGAATGTTGTCATTAAACTGACCAAGACCTACGTTACATTTGTGACACAGTAATCCCCTATTCTCTCCAGTTTCGTGTGAATGATCCACACATAGTCTGGGAGTAAAGGTTCTGCAAATTGCACACAATCCGCCTTGCTCTTCACACATACGTATGTAGTCATTCACTTCTAAATTATACCTACGTTTCAAGTTATCCTTGTAACGAGCATCAACCTCCTTTGATGGAGGTCTAGGCATATTGCGGTAAGTTAGGGTTAGCATGTTCGAAGAAGGCAGGCATACGTGCTCGCTTTGTATCAGAAAGCTCTGGAGCCTTCCCTTCATACATCAAGCGATCACTGGCATCCAGCCAAAATTTTTTGTCCAGATATTTGTTAGTGGACGCTTTGAGAGGTGTCATAACCCAGTTAATAGTTGCCTTACGCAACTTGTCAAGAGAAGGGCTGATTTCCAACCCAAGCTCCTTACACACAAGGCTATTAGCAGCTACATGGACTTGCTCATCTCGGCTGATGTCAGCGGAGACTGTGCGGAGACCAGCGTCACCATTAAAGCGGAAGAAGGGGAGTAGTACGAAGAAAATTGCACGCTCGGCAACAAGTGCTTTGAGGACTGTGTGATCAGGATGCGCTTCCCAAGCATCCCTAAGGCGCTTTGCTTCGGCTTCAGCAGTTTCGTCAACACCCAAAGCATTGGCGATGTAACCGAGAGCCAGGTCGTGGTTTTCTTCGTCTTTGACATTAGAGCGTAGCAGGTCTGCCGATAGAGCTGGAATCTCACTAAGGGCATCTTGAATGAAGCTACCAACGGGGAGTTCCATGTGTCGCATAGCGAGGGCACGGTAGATGGTTTCTTCAGAGCCTGAACAAAGTTCACCTGCTGTAGTTTGAACTGGAGTCCAGGTACGTTTACGATTTTGTAGTTTTTGATAAGGGTTCATTCGCCGCAATTACAATCAGGAGCTTGGGGCTGACTAGCGCCAGCCGGGTCGTTTAGAATAGACTCCAGGTAATCATCGACTTCAGCTTCATCCAGTGCTGCATATGCGCTGGATTTATCCTGAACGTCTCCCATCACTTGGAGTGAGTAGTAAAGAGATGTTTGGGGGCTATCCAGCCACTCCTCAATAAATGCCTCATCATAGGTGATCACATCAGACCAGCTATTGAATGAGTAACCATGAAGAAGTCCCGTAGTATCGAGCAGTCGGACAATACCATCCGTAACTCGTTTGTAGTTCTCCCAGCCAACTTCAGATGCGATCTCAACAGGACCGTAATCAAAGCTCTGGACGCCGAAGGTACCGCTATCACGGTCTACTTGGCGGGCAATAGGAGGAGCGATCTCAGGGCAGGTAGTATAGCCATCGAGATCCTTGTAGCGATAGCTGCATGAAGCAGTTGGGGCAATAGCAAAGGCACGGTCCATGTTGTTGAACTTAGCTACCTCTGCTGCTGCTTGGATACCAGCTTGTAGTTCCTTGGCTAGCACATAGGCACCATCAGCTTCTACAGGAATAATACCATCATTCAAGTAGCTCAGGGCTTGTCCAAAGGCTTGATAGGTGATTCCGTAGCGTCGGAGAAGGTTGGCAAGTCCCAGCAATCCGAGACCGACTTGGCGATCAGTCGTTGAAGGGAGGTATTCTCCGCTTTCTCCAACATTTGTTTTGCCGTGTAGTGCACACAGTTCGGACATTCCTTGGACAAACGCACCTCGAATTTGATCGAGTTCACATCCGCCGAGGTTAACATGTTGAAGTAGACAGGTCCCTCGACTGGGGAGGTATACCTCCAGGCATACGTTACCTCTGATTCGATTACCATTTTTGTCTACCTTTGTTTTGTTAAGCCAGATGTCACCCTTTTTGATGCCTTCAAGAAGAGCATCTTTCACTTCTTGAGTTGTCTCTTCCCACCAATGGTTGTTAATGTTAACGCAACGCTTAACCCAAGGTAGCTCACTACGGCTAGCAGTGATAAACTCAAGCACATCAGGATGACTGAGATCAAGGTGAAGTACCACAGCTCCATTTTTGTATACACCTCCACGGCGAAGGATTTCATTCAAGGTCGAGTAGATCTTGGCAAAAGATACGGGACCTGATGCAACCAAGCCCTTACTATTTTCCTCTCCTCGTGCCCGGAGTTTAGATAGATGGACTGCAACTCCCGCTCCATAGCGAAGAGCGTGCGACACAAATCGCCAAGATGCTTCGATTCCATTAGGACCCTCCATGGTGTCTTCAACAACGAAGACTGTACAACTTACAGGAAGACGAGATGTCGGATCATCAATCCAACTTTGTACACGGCCAGTTCGTGCGATGAGTTCGGTAGACATACTAGACAAGATCGTTAAGGTTTGGTGGTTGGTAGTTAGGACCCTTGAGGACTTTACCATCCTCTCGGTAGATAGGTTTACCGTCTTCACCAAGCTTACTCATATTGCTTTGGTGAACACGATAGAGGGCTTCATCTAAATCCCATCCTAGGTTCTCTGCGTATTGATAGCAGACATAGACAAGATCAGCTAGCTCTTTAAGGGCATCGGTAGCGTTTACTACGAACCCAAGAAGTAACTGGTTCTCTGCATCAAGAAACTCTTTGAATTCCTCAACGATCAAAGTCCGCTGCATAGTCCGTGAAGCTGGACTCGTACTGTTCGTCACTTGGAAACCAGCTCGGAACTCCTTTGCTTGCTGTTGTGGTGATGGATTCAAGCTCATTTTGAAGATAGTGGATTGCTTTTTTAAGATCTTCTACTCGGCTGTCTTTGAAGCCAGCACGGCAGATGTATTTAACCGCATTACCAAGGTGGTAGTTCAGTCCTTGGTCTCTGATGAAGTCCCAAACTTCAACGTTCCCTCGCTTGTAGTAACTGGGACCTGTGGTATTTGAGTTGGCCATTTCTTAACTAGGTTGGATACTGTATTACAGAGAGTAAAGTTTTGGCGTTGAAGAGCCATGAAGATAGTGATTACATCTTCTAGCTTAGTATCTTTATCACGCAGTGCATTCTCAATCTGTTTGAGTTTGAACTGCTGCTCCATCGTTAGTTCCAGTACTGGAGCTGGGAGACCAAAGTCTTGGTTTTTGATTGGTGAAATCATAGTCATCACATTGTAGAATCTTAGCAAGGCGTGCATTCATGAGGGCAACATCTTCTCCAAGATCCTTCTCAGCGAATGCTTTCACTACTGTATCCCAGGTGTAGCCTTCCTTTTCAAATAGAGCAACAGCACGCTTGATACCAATACCAGGTACACCAGCATAGCCATCAGTCTGGTCACCAGCTAGTGTCTGGATGAGGTGCCACCTACGGCCCTCCTCAGGCTCTACAGTAACCACTCCATCGGTAAGGTCATAGAGCTGCCCAGGGATCTGTCGCATGTCCTTGTCGGGGCTGCAAAGGATGTGTCCTGGCTCTTTAGTGGCGTAGATACCTAGGGCATCATCAGCCTCTAGCGTAGGCATCACAACAACGGGGTACTCCTCCTTGAGTTTGTTGATGACCCTTTTGTAGCCGCACGGCTTCTTTCGATTTCGATGTCCCTTATACGCTGGATCAATAGATTTACGAAAGTTAACAGAATCAGAGAAAAACAGAATAGAGTCATCGAAGCATCCAAAGTCTGTTGCGATGTTATATAACTCTCGCTCGACATATTCGTATGCTTCTTTGAAGTTGGAGGTAACAACGATGAGGTCTTCTCCAAAGTCAATCTCTGTTTCGGCTCCAGCACAACATTTATAAACGATGAAGTCAGCATCAATAAGTAGGCTCACTTACCTTGACCTCGACGAAGCTTACGTCCATGAGATGGGAGTGATCGAGTACCGTTACCTTGGCGGGTACGCTTGTATTTAGCACGGGACTTGAACTCTACACGTCCCAGTGCAGTCTTTGATTTGGTGGCCATAATTAGTGTACATCTGCCCAGGTGGATCCGATCTTCCCTTCGGCAGCGATAGGGATACGGAGGTTGTAGTATTGGCCAGCAGCTATAGCTGACTCTTCCAGGTGAAGCTTGAGAATCTCAGCAGCATCTGGTGTGGTTTCCCATTGCAACTCGTCATGGATAAATGCAAGTTGATGAGTGTGATTATGGAAGAAAGTATTGTTAGCGATAACCATCCACCGCTTAGCTACAACACCTGCACCTGATTGGAGCAAATAGTTGAGTGCCTTGTGTGGACTATCTACTGCGATCTTTCTACCATCTATGGACTTGATAAAGCCTCGCTCACCTGCTTGACGAACAGCGGTAAGAAGATTATCCAAGCCGTCAATGGCAGCAACATAAGCACTTCGTATTTCGGCCCCCTTTTCTTTTGCCTTGTTCGGGGAAAGGCTTTGGTCATAACTAAGTCCTATCTTCTGGTCGCCTGCCCCATACAGAAACGCATAGGTAACAGTCTTTACTAGTCTACGTGAGATGCCTATCTTGTCTGCATTCTCTTGGTGAATGTCACCGTTGAGAAGTACATCTCCGTACCTGCCCCCATCATATCGAGCAAGATAGTGTGCGAGCATTCGTAGTTCAATGCCTGCTAGGTCAGCACCAACCATGACCATACCAGGGCTAGCTGTGAACAACTTCCTGAAGTTAAGATCACTAGGTACCTGTGCAAGGTTAGGATTACGGTGTGCACACCTGTGGGTGTTAGTAGCAACCGAACAGTGGTGGTGGATACGGTCACCTTTGGTCAGCTTAAGCCAAGCATTCTTGCCCTCAGACAACATGCCAAGCTGCTTAGTTAACTCAAGGCAACGGAAGAACTGCAGTGCCTCCTCTGTACCGATATCTTTGAGAACAGTCTCATCAATGGCAGTCTTGCCACTTGCTGTCTCTTTATCAGGTACCCAGCCGTGTAGGTTCTTCATGACCCATGCAATGTGATCACGACTAGTTGGACTGAACTCCTTGAGTTTGGTTACAGTAGCACCACCTACATAACCTGTGGTTCTGTTAGATCTTTTCGGAGTAAATTCGCGTCCTGCAACGTAAGGGTACCGCTTCCGTAATACACGATTAAGGCCATCAAGCTCGGAATAGAGAGCTTGTGCAAGTTCCCGTGCAGCATCTTCGTTAAAGTACCATCCATGTAACTCTTGGTTGGTGAGGATTGTTGCGACATCATGTTCTAGTTGGATGAAGTCAGGTATGGGTGGAAATGTTGCCATAACTTCTGTGTTACTTTTACGTCTTGTATGCAGTAGTCCTGCATCTCTTGTGACCAGTGCTTCCAGTCGGTGTCCTTGCCAAACTCACCCTTGTAAACACCAAGGCGGTATCCATATGATTCAAGTGAGTGACGACCTAAAAGCTTAGGTGGCATGTTATTCCACTTACGCTTCTGATCGGTCTTTAGCATGTCAGCGTGATAAATGCGGCTGAGAACCAGAGTATCAATAACCCTAGCGTTGGGGGTAAACCAAGCATAGAGTTTACGGATAACAGGCAAATCATAACCGACAATGTTGTGACCAATAAGGACATTGGCATCCTCAAGTAGTTGGATACCTTTCGAGACAGGTTGCTCACTACCTTCATCATTGAAGACAAGAGTCTGATCAGTGTTGAGATCATAGATGCCGATACAGTGGATCCTGGTAACATCATCGTATAAGCCGTCGGTCTCTAAGTCAAAGATTAGGTTCAATCGGGCAGCGCCTCCAGTGCGCGGCGTATGGTGTCTCTACACGTCACAAAAGCTGTTGCGTCCGGCCCTTTGCATAGAAGGGTGAGGGCATCTAGCGCCTGCTCCTTCAAGCTCGGCGGCTTGGGGCGGCGGGCAGTCCAGATGTCTTCGGTTAAACGAACACGGTCACTGGTTTCGTCGATGTAAAAACGTCCTGCTCCATCAATGATCTCCATGCGGCAAGCCTCTAGCTCCTGGTCGGCGCCCCATTGAGCAGCGCGGCGAGCGATCTCTCCCTCGTAGTCCGGGCCAGTAGCCTCCATGTACCACTGCTTTATCAGCTCCGGCGGTGGGGTGATGGGGTGTTGTTGTGTCACTTACCAGTCCACTTGTAGGTCTTATCAACGAACTGTGCTCGCTTGATTGCCTCAGGTGTAGGAGGTTTGGGACGCTTCAGGTTAGAAGTCTGTGGTTGGGTCGAAGTCATTAGCTTCAGTCTCAGTAAATTTACAAGTATCTAGGTCGTAGGCAAGCTGACAAGCTACACCTACTTCCCCACTATAACGGTTTTTGAGGACTCGCACAGTCGTAGAAGAGCCTCCTCTATCCGCTTGCTGGTTCCGTTCAAGCGCAATAACTCCATCTGACAATTGAGCAATAGCTGCCGAACCTCGAAGCTGTCCAAGGGTGACTCTTGCGCCTTCTTCGTGGTTGGTGTCATTGGATGTACGCCTAAGGTGGGAGACAAGGAACATAGCGATACCAGTACGCTCTACAAGAGAACGTAGCTTGGTCATAGTAACATCAATCATCCGCCTCTCATCACCCTCTAGTCCAGACATCAAGATCGATAGGTGATCAAGAAAGATGACCTTAGTATCTAACCCGCAAGCAAGATATTCAATTCGGTTGTAGATAACATCTGGGTCGAAAGAACCGAAGCCATCAAAAAGAAACAGGTTCCACTTAGCAAGACTGTGATTATAAGCTTCGGTGAGGGCAGCTCTGTCATGATCTCCAATATGTAGTGATTTACCAACAGCAGCGGACATCAGTCCGAGAGCCGTTCTACGGTTGCTTTCTTCAAGAGCCAGGTACCCAACTCGTTCTCCTTTGGTGAGTAGGTGAGTTGCAAGCTCACGACAGAAGGAGCTTTTGCCAATTCCACTACCTGCAGTAATTGTGAGCAGCTCTCCAAACCGGATGCCGTGTAGTTTTGATTGGAGTCCTGCGAAGGGATAGTCATGATCTGATGGTGGTGTTGGTGTTGTTACTAAATCTAGAAGGGATTTACCGTCTACGATCCCATCTGGACGGTAAGGTTTCGCGTCCCAAATCGCTCGACGAATTGCTTCAGTGTCATTGACTTGAAGCGCGTCTGACGCATCCTTGTATTCCTCAAGTCTTGCGATCTTTGTCTTGCCAGGTGGTAAGACGCCTGCTGCGTCCTCCGCTGCCTTACGGCCTGCCTCGTCATTATCGAAGAACAGGACAATCTCCTCATAACCCTGGAGCCATTGGAGAGCCCGTTGAACCGACTTCCTGGCCGCAGCGGCACCGCTAGGTAGAGATACCATCGGCCACCCCGGCATAGCTTCACTACATGAAGCCGCATCGAGTTCCCCTTCTGTAATGACGACTCGTTTTCCAGTGGCGGGAAACAAATGTTGTCCAAAGAGTGTTCCAGGTGTGTCTCCTTCATAGCTGAATAGTTTGCTTTTTGTCTTTACCTTACAGCCTTTAACGACTCCAGCATCGTCGAAATAATAGAAGCGTAGAACGTCTCCGTCTTTGTAGATCCGGTATTGTTGGCAAACCTTTTCTGAGATGTTCCGCTTTTGCAGCCGCTCGGCTGAACCTCGGAGTTGGACATTGGTGGACATTTTATGAGTGTGAACATCGCCATCACCTTTGGTGTAGGCGTTACATGAGAAACAAAAAGTGTGGCCATCTGTGTACAGGCTAGCTGCATCAGATGACCCACAATTATCACACGGTAAGTGCCTGACGAACTCGCTTTCGGAGTTCTGCATATTCTCGTGCTTGCTCATCGTGGTACTCGAACCATGAGTCTAGTGCTTGATAGAAACCTTTAATGATGTTCTCTGTGGTTGCTGGGTTTGCGCTATCAACATCAGCAAGCAAGTCGCCGAACCCATCAGCGAAGAACTCAACAGAACCGTACATAGTAGGACGCATTACTTTTGGTGGTAAGTTTGAATCAGTTGTTCATAAGCATCAAGCTCATCCTCGAATGCTTCGATGATGTCGTTGGGTGAGCTGGTGCTATCAAAGGCATCAATCAAAGCAGCAACAACCTGCCTGATTTTAGTTACGTCAGCCATGAAATAGGAATCGAGTGGAAGGAACAGTATTGGAAGCCATGCTTTTCACACCACTTAGCATAGGTGGTCTTTGATCCTTTGTAGATCTTGTTGTGGGGTGACTGAAACACGAAACGAATATCAAGGTCGGGATGTGCTGCCTTGACTGCTTTCATCTTACGCCTATCCTCCTCCGTTAGTTGACCCTTGGTCTCTAGATAGATACCATTAGGTAGGAGGAAGTCTGGCGTGTAGTTGCATTGCAGTACGTAAGGTACCTTGGTTGATTCGTATTCGTATTTGACACCCAGGTTGGTGAGAAGATCAGCGACCTTCTCTTCAAGTCCTGAGCGGAATGCCATCAGAAGTCGTCATCCTCGATGACATCATCACTAGCCTCACCAGTCACAGTAGCAGGTACCGAGCTAGCTTTGAAGCCAGCGGTCTGACCGAACAGTGCAGCTACCTCAGTCTCACCAAGGTCACCACGATCAATACCAGCACCACCACCAAGCTCTACTACTTGGACACCAACAAGCTTAAGACTAGTGCCATAGGTGACACCATCCTTGAGGATGTAGGGCTTCTGTCGGAAGGCAAGCTTAACCTTACTACCACTGTAGACAGGCAGGTCAGTGTTAGTGATCGGTGTACCCTCACTGTCTACAACAGGTGGGCGGTTCTCTTCATTCCAGGAGAACTTAGTCTTATAGGAACCTTCAGTAACCTCTTCCCAGGGTTCAGGCTTAAGGACACTACGCTTAGGGTTCTTCAGTTTGGACTCTGCCCACTTGAGTGTTTCCTTACGGTCCTCCTCAAGTGTTGCGATCAGCTGGGAGTCCAGGAGAGCAGACAGTGAATAACCAAACTTAGATGGTTTCAGTACAGCTTGATAACCTTCAAGGATAACAGGCTGTTGAGTAACGTGGATGGGTTGTGACATTAACAAAAGAAGTAGGTGGAATCGATCACGGTCTCTGGTTCTAGATCACCAATGATCGGTGGGTCAGTCTCTGCACCAATGTGTTGTGCAAAGTCTCGTAGGTAATCATGCTCTGCGAACAAGTGCATGTAGGTTTCTCGTACAATGGCGGATAGGGTAGACATATCCGTTGCACGACAAAGCACAGAATCGTGAATAAGAGCAATAGGTGCGTCGAAGCGTAGTACACTCAAGTGTAGCAAGCTAGCATCAAGTGAGTGGATCAGGTTAGGGGCAGTAGCGTTCTTGTGGTGGTTGATGTCTACCTTATCGGTATCACCAACAGCAACGCTCATCTTACACCGACCCAGTAGCTGTAGCTCCATAGACTGGAACTGCTTCTTGTTAAGCTTCTGGTGTACAACAAACCCTGATGGTGTGGTCCATTCAAGGTATTGTGCACCACGCTTTACAGCAGCTGCTACCTCAGTCTCAATCCATTTCATGACAGCCATAGGACCTGGTACGACCACATCCATAGCTGACCTGATAGCTTTAACAACTTGAGTAAGCTCTTCCTTATCAAGTTCTATCCCATCCTCCAAGAAAGCCTCTTTGATGTAACCCCTATTGGAGTAGGGCTTAGCATTGTAAGGGATAGTCATAACACATCGCTTAGTCTTCTTCCTATCTAGGTGAGGACGTAAGCGTTCAGGAACTGAGGACATAGCGACCTCAGCTACTACCTTATAGGCATCTTGCGGCTTATCACCAG